CCTCACCACATCATCATCGAACGGGCTGTCTGCACCTTGCTCCATTCGTGAGAATTCCGCTGTTTGTTGATCAGCGATACGTAAGTCCTGCCATCATTCACTAAAGAAAAAGGCGACATAGGGACGGAAAATAGACCCTATTCCGTAAATATCGCAGTTATGGTGATAGGTATCTTGCAAGAACACCTTTACAACTTCACCCTCCGATTGTTGCCAAATCTGTTTTGAAGCATTCATGTCCAAACCCAAAGTTTTGGCAAATGATTCTATGGGTTCGTAGGTCTTTTCGGCAGAGTCAAGGTAAATACGGGATTGCGGTATTCCCATAAGTGTGTCATCCCCGGCTTGACAACCGATGATCGGTTCATAGCCCATTAAACGAGGAATGACATTGTGGATCACAACCATGCCATACATAGAGCCACCAACATGAGTAAACTTAGCACCAGAGATTAAACCATCAACCATTCCAAAGAGGGTATAACCAAATTTGTCAACTTCAACAAAAGGAGCAGCTTTCTTACAATCTTCGTACATATCATTATTTAATTTGCATAAATCAGTATCGCAGATTAAATATTTATACGCCAAGCTATAGATTGCGAAATCTACCCAGTCATACCATTCAGCTTTGAAGAAAGGACGAACTGCGTAATACATCATTGTTGCTAGTATCTGTCCTTTGACTGTTGCATCCCATTTTGACCAGTCAGCTGCTAAGAAATCATATCCTTTCAGAAAAGCTTTACCAATCATGGATTTAATCATCCCAACCCTGGTAGGCTTATCTTGCAGACTAGGCATAAAATCGACTTTTAGTTCTTTCAATCGTTCGTTGAAAGGGTTGATTGTCATTGCTTCGATTATGCCAGCCTTGGCTGCGTTAGGATAAATGGAGCGAGTTTTAGGTTTGGAAGGAATAACTTCTCCATCTTCAACTTTCCACGCATGTTTCTGTATCCTTGCAAGTAGGGTAACAACGCTCGGGGCGTCCGATGCATCTATAACCGAATGATCAAGTACATAAGCCAACGCGTCTATGACTCTGTACTTTACTTTCTCACCCGTGCGAACATCCACTACGGTCGATCCAACTAAATCGCGCGTATCCACCCCTGAATCAATGAGTAGCCTAGTCGCAATATCTGGTGTGAGCGGTTTTAGAGCTTTGGAATACACAGGGAATCCAATCATACCATCAGATTCTTGAGCCAAACGGACTTCCTGAGCCCCTTGGGGTTCGAGACTGCCAAGTACCATACCACAGCTAATGAGATGTTCCTTTAGCTCATTAGATGCTTGAACGACGAGCTGACTGTACTGAGAATCAGCGTATTCTAATCGTTCAGATCCTTTTAATATGAAATTCATTGCAGATTTGTGAACTTCACCGATAGAGTTTCCATCGAATCCGCCCCCTGTCATCATCTGATCTGATTCCACATCCCATAGTAATTTCTTGGCTTTGTCATCGTCTGCAGGTTTAATGCTTTCATGTAACGCCATTATCTCCTTCTGGTTCTCGATAATTTTCCTTTGACGTTTATCCAGCCTTTGATTCAGGTTACCATCTTTACTAACACGTGATAGTCTCCCCTTAATATCAACACCATCAAGTGGTCGCGGCCCGAATATTTTAATACCTGCTCCTAGAGTTGGAGTATTGCCATACGGGTTATCCGTGAATTCTACGTCAGTACGGTAAACAATCTCGGCTAACCTTCGCTTCAAACCCGTATCAGCTTTCAGTTGCCTATCGAATATCCCTTTGACTTTCTCCATTTGGAGATAATCTGGGTTTGGGATGAGTGATCCGTATTTATCTCGCGTAAAATATTTCTCCACGGGATTACTTACGAATTTTAACTTGCGTCCATCCATACATAAATTCTCCTTCTATTCTTATTGTTGTCGCAGTCCCAATCTAAGTGGGAACAGCTGCGCTTTA